GCCCTTTCAAGGCTGAGACACGGGTTCGATTCCCGTTGGGGGCACCATCGAGTTTTCGCATGTCGGAGGCGCATTGCTTCCGACCTGTTTTTTATTCCCCCGTGACGTCGCGTGACAACTCGTGACATCTGGCGGTTTTCCACCGTCTTCAAGCGTTCTCGGAGACGTTCGAGAGCACGTCGTCCATCATCTCTGCGGCCTTCTCGTCGCGGTCGCCCTGCGGCCTCACGTAGTAGTCCGACGTTATCCTGGAAGAGTGGCCCGCCCTGAGGGAGACGTCGAGGAGGTCCGCGCCCGAGTCGTAGGCGAGCGTGAGCGAGGTGTGGCGGAGGTTCTTCAGGCTCACGCGCGTCACCCCTTCCGGCAGCTTGTCACGCTCGCGTATGAACCTGTGCGTGAGGACGCCGGGGGCCATGCGGGTTCCGTTCATGTTGCGGACGAGCGGCCCCGACGCTGGCATGATCTCCAGGAGCCTGTCGAGGAAGATTCGGGGCATGTGCACGGTCCTCACGCCGTTCTCGGTCTTGGTGGGGCCGTGCAGCGTCCCCGCGCTCGTCGGGACGATGGAGTCGTCGACGGTCACCGCCCCCGTCTCGGGGTCGACGTCCTCGACGTCGAGGGCCACCGCCTCGCCGCGCCTCAGGCCGCAGCCGAGGATCACGAGCACCGCCGTCTCGACGAGCGACCCCCTGAAGTGATCCATGTAGGCGACAACCTCGTCGGCTGTCAGCACCTCGGGGCGGTACTTCTCCGTCCTGGGGGGCTTCACCCTCGAAACGGGGTTGTCCTTAACCGCGTCGTCGTAGACGGCCATCTGGAAGACCATGTGCAGCGTCCTGCGGGCCTCCTTCTCGACGTTGGGGGAGCCTATGGACGAGAGGGCGGCGCGGACGTCGGAGGCGGTCACGTCGCCCATGGGCTTCGATCCCAGTGCTGGGAGGACGTGCTTCTCGAGGCGTCCCTTGTAGGTCTCGTACGTGAGCTGCTTCACCTCGGCCTTCTTGCGTGGCAGGAACTCGGTCTCCACGTACTCCTCGAGGGTCATGTCGCAGGCGGGGACGCCCTGGGCTTGAGCGAGCATGAGTCCCTTGACGCGCTCGGCCTCCTTGCGCGATCCCCTCACCGTCCTCGTCATGCGCCGACGCTTGCCCGTTCGGGGGTCTCGCGGAAGCTCCACGAACACCCTGTACCGCTTGCCCTTGTCGAGCTCGACGACGCTCGCCTGCGCTGATCTCATGACGGCCTCCCTTCAAGGCGTGGAAAGGCAGACCCCATCGGGGGTCGGGCTGTTTCGTATCAGGGTTCAGAACCGCGTGATCTGGTAGTCAGACCAGACGGCCTTCCCCAAGATCCTGACGCTGGGCGAGTCGGGGTCGGACGCGTCTATCACGCGGCGCTTGTGCTCGGGGTTCGTCGAGCGCGGCTCGAGGATCACCACGTCGTCGAACAGCTTCACGACCTTCACCGTGGCGTCGTCGCCGTTGACCTTCACGACCGCTATGTCGTCGTTCCTGACGGGGAACCTGTCGGCGGGGGCTATGTAGACGTAAGACCCCTCCTGCAGCACCAGGTTCATGCTGTCGCCCCTGATGATGACGAAGAATCCGCCGGGGAACGCCTCGGCGACGCTGCTGGGCAGCTCGTGGGTCTCGCCGCTCATCTCGATGGCCTCGGAGGGGTCGCCCGCCGCGATCCTGCCCGCGACGGGGGCTGAGGCGGTCATGCCCGAGGGCGCGGCGATGCTGTTGCAGAGGCCCGTGGACTTTGCGTAGAAGCCGTCAGAGAAGCCGAATAGGTCCTGCTCGGTGACTCCGTAGGTATCGCAGATTCTGAGCATGACTTCCTTTTGTCTCGGAAGCGTGCTTTTCGACTCCCATGACGATACCGTTCCTTGAAGAATATCCAAAGAGTCTGCGAATTCCTGCTGTGTCTTCCCGCTTGACTCGCGTATGGCTTTGATGTTCTTGGAGAAGCTGCTGATATCCATGTGGCACCTCGTCTTAAATGATCGATGTCACTATTACATCAAGAATTAAAAAAATATTAAATAGCGTTAAAAATGATATTGAATACGATGAATATTCGTTTAAAATAATAGTAGCAACGAAAGGGGGTGTGAGATGGTTGTAGAAGCTCAGACGGAGAGTCCACTCGCCGACGCGAGAAAGTCACGCCTGTGGACACAGGCGCAGATGGCAGAAGCTATGGGCGTTTCGGTGTCGACCATCGTCAAGATGGAGAAAAGCCCAGATAGATTGACCGTTGGCGAATTGGGTAAATGGTATCACGCGATGTGGCCTGACGGAAAGGCGATCATAGAGAAGTGGATCGATGATATTTTTTTGCACTGAATTATTGTTTTAAACATATAAGGAGAAGAAAGATGACGTTAGGCAACGTGAAGGGGTACGCGGGGACGGTCAAGGCCATCGCCGAGGAGAAGTTCGAGCTCGATGAGAGCGGGGCGAGCGAGGCCGAGGTCGAGAGGGCCGTCCACGACATGGCGAAGCTCATGTCCGAGGCTCTGGTCGTGGGCTACGCGCAGATGCGTGCCGACGTCGACGAGGCTCTGGAGATGATGAAGGACGGCGAGTTCGTCGAGGACGACGAGGTGCCCGCCGAGGTGATCTGGTACGCCGTCGAGATCATGGCGAACGAGATCCGCGCCGCGAAGGTTCCCGCCGCGAGGATCTGGGAGAAGACTGCGAGCGGAACTTCGCTGCTGGCGACGCTGAACGGCTCCGTCCGCATGGAGGTCGAGCGGATGATCGCCGATGAGCTGAAGAAGGTGGAGGGGGACGAGGACGAGGGATCCCGCTACTGGTCGAGCCTGAGCAAGAGGGCGCGCAAGGGAGCGCGCTCCTTCCTGACGAAGAAGGGCTACGAGATCGTCGAGGAGGACTTCAAGTTCCGCGAGAAGAAGGCGTTCAGGGCCGACACGATCCCGTTCGTCGCGAAGGACGGCGGCGACCTCGTGTTCGTGGAGGTGAGCGCATCGACCTCCTCGGACGACTTCGACGAGATCGAGGCGGGCGAGATGACGCTCGTCGACTTCGAGGCGGCGGCGTTCGAGTTCCTGAGGGTAAGCAACTTGAAGGACGCGAGCGTCAGGTTCGACAGCATCTGCGTCCGCTTCGTCGCCGACGACCGCGCGTTGATCCGCCATCACATCGACTGCATGGAGGTGGCCTGATGGAGGCCGCGCTCACCTGCAGGCAGGTGGCCGAGGCGACGGGGCTGCCCGAGGAGTTCGTCCGCGCCGCCTGTCACAGAGGGCCGCGCAACCACCCGCTGCCGCACGTCAAGTCGGGCGCGAAGCGCCCCGTCATACGGATACGGATGTCCACGTTCGAGAGGTGGTTCGAGGAAGAGGAGGCGATCGTCTGAAGCGTTGGAGCGCCGAGGAGGACGAGATCGTGCGCGACTTCGGCTCGCGCGGGGCCGCGAGGTGCGCTCGGATCATCTACGAGCGCACGGGGGTCAGGAGGACCCCCCAGGCGGTCAGGCGGCACGGGTACAGGATCGGCGCGTGCATGGTGCGCCACGAGACCTGCCCGAGGTGCGGATCGATAGTCCCGTCGCTCGTGAGGACGTCGGGCCTTTGCCGAAAGTGCAACTACAGGCTCCTCGCGGAGGAGCAGCGCGAGGAGTCGCGCAGGATCAAGGACGAGCTGAGGAGGGACGCGGGCCATGAGCAGGAGAAGCGGGAGTACGACGCGGCGAGGCGCGACAGGCAGCGCGCGCGGAGGCGATGACGATATGCAGATGCTGTGGAGTTGTCACTCCATTTGTCAAATCGCAGGTCGCAAGCGCCGTTTTTCTCGAAGTTTCCGCGAGCGGCTCGAGGAGCTTTCGCTCGAGAGGCTCGGGTGCGGCCTCGAGGAGGGCGTCGCCGTGGTTGCGGCGGGGCTTATCGCGGCCGCCCTGGTGCTCGGCGTCCCCGCCCTGGCGTCCGTCGTGTACATGGCTTTGATCTAGGAGGAGAAATGGAAGAGGAAGTCTACGAGGCCGAGATCGTCGAGGAGAGGCGCGAGCTGGCCGTCAGCTGGAGGGCCGGCGAGATCAGCGCGAACTTCGACGCCCTCGAGGCGCGCGTCGACGCGATCCTCGCCGACTACGAGGGGTGGGAGCCGAGCGCGGGCAGCGCGTCGGACGTGAGGCAGTGCGCGGCCGAGCGCAAGTACCTCAACGGGCTCGCCAAGCAGCTCGACGAGCGACGCAAGGCCGTCAAGGAGGAGTACACGCGCCCCCTCGCCGCGTTCGAGGCGCGGGCGAACGGGATACGCGACAAGATCAAGGCGACCGCCGCGCGGCTCAAGGCCGTCGAGGACATGGCGGCGCAGGCTGAGAAGGACGCCAAGTTCTCGAAGCTGCAGGAGGCCTACGAGGCGTACGCGGGGGTTCTGTGCGACCTGGTGCCGTTCGAGAGGGTGCTCGACCCGAAATGGCTCAACAAATCGACCTCGGTCAAGAAGGCCCTGGGCGAGATGGAGTCGCGCGTCGACGGGATCGCGGAGGGCTGGGAGGCGTTGAAGGGCATGGGCCTCGAGAACGCGGCGCAGGCCGAGGCGGAGTTCTTCCGCACGCTGGATCTGGGGGCGGCGGTCGCCATCGACGCGAGGATCAAGGCCGACGCGGAGCGCATCGAGGCGGCCAAGGCGTGCATGCCGCAGCCGGCTGCGGAGCCGATGCCGCAGCCCGAGCCGCAGGCGGTTTCCGAGCCGTCGCCGAGGTTCGAGGAGTCGTTCGTCTACCTGATCGCGGTCGAGGCGACGGACGCCCAGAAAAGCAAGATCACCGACGCGCTGAGGGGCGCGGGGGTGCACGGGAGGGTCGTTCGGACGAGCTACCCGTCCGTGGACGCCGCGCTGGCGCATCTTTAGGAGGAGAGCATGAGGGAGCTTGCGAAGTACGAGACCGACGGCGGCCTCGTGACGATAACGGACGTCGATGTGAAGCGGGTGCTGTGCGACAACCCGAACGTCACCGACTCCGAGATGAAGCTGTTCGTCGAGCTGTGCAAGGCGCAGAAGCTGAACCCGTTCACGCGAGAGGCGCACCTCGTGAAGTACGGGCAGAACCCCGCGACGTTCATCGTCGGGAAGGACGTGTTCACGAAGCGCGCCCAGCGAAACCCGAGGTTCAAGGGATTCGAGGCGGGTCTTTCGCTCAGCACGAAGGACGGGCGCATGATCCGCAGAGAGGGGAGCATGACGCTGCCCGGGGAGAAGATCGTCGGCGGCTGGTGCCGCGTCCACGTGGACGGCTACGAGGTGCCCATGTTCGACGAGGTGAGCTTCGACGAGTACGCGGGGCGCAAGAGGGACGGCTCGCTGAACAGCACGTGGCGCGGGAAGTCGGGGACGATGATCCGCAAGGTCGCCATCGTGCACGCCCTCAGGGAGGCGTTCCCGGACGATCTGGCGGGGCTGTACGACGGCAGCGAGATGCAGGTCGAGGAACCTCCTCAGGGGCCTGCGGAGGCGTCCGTGGAGGCTGTGGAGGCCGCGCCCGACGAGCAGGTCGAGCATCTTGAAGAGTACGAAGGGTACGTGGAGTACGAGGAGGAGTTTTAGGAATGAGCATCAACAGGGTGAACATCAGCGGGAACCTTACCCGCGACGGCGAGCTGCGGCAGACCCAGAGCGGCACGGCCGTGCTGAGCCTGGGCGTGGCGGTGAACGACCGACGCAGGAACCAGCAGACGGGCGAGTGGGAGGACGTGCCGAACTTCGTCGACTGCATCGTGTTCGGGCAGCGCGCCCAGGGCATCGCGCAGTACATGACGAAGGGAGCGAAGGTGGCCGTCGAGGGCAAGCTTCGCTGGAGCCAGTGGGAGAAGGACGGCCAGAAGCGCAGCAAGCTCGAGGTTATCGTCGACGAGATCGAGTTCATGAGCCGGCGGGAGGAGCGGCAACCGCAGGGGTACGCCCCGCAAGCCGTCCCTCAGGCCTACGCGCCTGCTCAGGCCGCGCCGCAGGCCTACGCGCCGGCTCAGGCTTCCCCGCAGCCCTACGCCCATCAGGGGCACGCGCCGCAGCAGGCCCCTCAGTCGTCGCTGTACGACGAGGATATCCCTTTTAACTAGGGCCGCACGCATGAATGGTACGAAGGTTTGTACAGTGTGCGGCCGTGATCTGCCGCTAGATGAGTTCAACAAGAACAGCAGGAACCCGGATGGCCTTGGCGATCGGTGCAGGGAGTGCTGCTCGATATACAACAGGGAGAGGTACGCGAAGAACAGGGAACGGTTCAAGTCGGACGCTAAGGCTTATAGGGAGAACAACCCCGAGAAAGTTTTGGAGACGCGCCTCAGAACGTGCTCGAAGAACCCGACAAGCAAAAACGCTTACAGGGTGGTCGAGGCGGCGTTGAAGTGCGGCCGCCTCGTCAACCCCGAAGTCTGCTACGGGTGCGGATGCGGCTCATCCGAGCACAGGATAGAAGCCCACCACCACGATTACGCCAAGCCCTTGGACGTTGTGTGGCTCTGCACGCCATGCCACAGGAGAATGGATGCGCAGAGGCGGATCAGGGAAGGGAAGAAGCCTTACGGAGAACGCGCGGAGGTGATCGCATGAACCTGTTCGATTCGCATGTTGAAGCCGGGCAGATGCTCGGCGCGAAAGACAGGCAGGCGTACTACGCCGCGCTCGTCGAGTTCGTCGCCTACGGCAAGGAGCCTCAGCTGAAGGGCGCTGCGGCCGCAGTGATGACCGCGATCATGCCGAACCTGGTCGAGAGCAGGAAGAGGTCTATAGCCGGGGCGAAGGGCGGCTCTAAGCCGAAGCAAAGCGGAAGCAAACCGCAAAGCAAAGAGGAAGCAAACGCGGAAGCCGATAGCAACCAAAACGGCAATCAAAACGACGTTTCAGGCGAAAGCAAAACGGCGTTTTTCGAGAAAGCTAAGGGTAAGGGTAAGGGTAATAAGGAAGCTAAAGCTTCCTATAACCCCCCAAACCCCCCTTCGATGCTGTCCGACGAGGACGCCGAGTTCGCCGCCGAGGCCCTGAGGGTGTTCAACGCCGAGACGGGGTCGAACGTCATGGCCCTCGACCCGCGTTCGTGGGACAGGCTCGCGACGATCAGGGCGAGCGGGAGGACGATCGACGACGTGAGGGCGGTCGTGAGGTCGAAGTCCGAGGAGTGGGGCGGAGACGAGAGGATGCGCCGCTTCATCCGCCCCTCGACGCTGTTCGGCGACAAGTTCGAGGAGTACCTCGCAACTGCGGGGGACGCGGAGGGGGGCGGCGACTTTGCAGCGTACGACTAGGGACGTGTCGGGGATCGCGCTGCCGCCGAACGTCCGCTGGGGCTCGTCGCTCACGGTGTGCCCCCACTGCGGGAGGCCGTCGCCGATGCCCGAGGCGCTGCTCGGCGGGCGGTGGGTTCCGTTCGTGCCGTACCCCTGCGACTGCCCGCAGAGCGCGAGGTTCAGGGAGCGGGCCGAGGAGGACGAGGCGAGGCGGCGCGTGAGGGTCCCCTCGAGGTTCGAGGGGAGCGGGGCGGGGTCGTTCGCCGACGTCATCAGGTCCGGCAGGGGGGTGTACCTCCACGGCCCCGTCGGGACCGGCAAGACCGCGTCGGCGTACGCGACCGCCGAGGAGCTTTCGGCGGAGGGCTGGCGCGTGGAGGTGACCAGCCTCGGAAAGCTCAGGTCGGAGCTCGACGACACGTGGGGGACGTCGGAGACGCAGGCCGCGCTGTTCGGGAGGCTCGCGGGGTGCGACCTGCTGGTGCTCGACGACCTCGGCAAGGAGGCCCCGACCGAGGCGACCGTCTCGATGCTGTACCGCGTCGTGAACGACCGCTACGAGCGCCGCAGGGCGGTGATGGCGACGTCGAACTACCCGAGGGCGAGGCTGGCCGAGCGGATCAGGCGCGGAACGGACGCCGAGACGGCGACGGCGATAGCGTCGAGGCTGATCGAGATGACGGAGTCCGTCGAGATGGGCGGAGAGGACAGGAGGCTGAAGTGCTGATCCCCGATCTTCAACGCGCCATCGACAGGGCGAGGGAGGGCGTGGACGCCATCGAGGAGCTGGGGCGGGCGAGGGCGGAGGCCGAGAGGGACTACCGCGTCGCGCTGCGCAAGGCGGTCCTCGGGCTGAGGGCGCGGGGGATGCCCGCCTCGGTGGCGTCGGACGCCGCGAGGGGGCAGGAGGAGGTGGCTCGGCTGGCGTTCGAGCGCGACTGCGCCCAGGCGGTCTACGACGCCAACTACGAGGCGCTGCTGCTGGCGAAGAAGGAGGCGGGGCTGATAGAGGCCCAGGTCGAGAGGGAGTGGCGAGGGTGAACGAGCTGCAACGCGGCCTGATGGGCAGGCCGGACGTCAAGGCGGTCGACGGATGCTGCCCGTTCTGCGGACGCCCCGCGACGAACAGGCACCACGTCGTCCCGAGGAGCCAGGGAGGGGCGAGGGGCCCGGTGGCCGAGGTGTGCGGCTTCGGCAACGCGTCGGGGTGCCACGGGCTGCTGCACTCGAGGCGGCTGCACCTCGACTGGCGCGGGGGCTGGGTCTTCCTCGTGACCCCCGGGCCGACGAAGGATCACATCGCGATGGAGATGGACGGGTGGGAGCCCGTCCCCGGGCAGGAGGAGACATGAGCTTCGGGCTTGACGACGGATGGGTCGACCCTGAGGAGGAGCCGCGGAGGTGCGCCGAGTGCGAGGAGTGGTCGGAGTGCCCCTGCGGGTGCGGCGAGGGGTGGTGCGGGCTCCTGAGGGAGTTCACCGACCGCGACGACGGGTGCTGACAAGCGCGGGAATAGCCGTAGCCGCCCCTGAGGTCGGCTCTGAGGGGCGGTTTCAGTCAGATTGGAGTAGTTGATCATGTTTTACGGAAACGGTGCTTCGGAGGGGGTCGTGCGGTGCATACGTCATCTATGAGGTACGGCCCCGTGCTCGGCGGCGCGAGGGACAGGATGCTCCCGTCGTCCGAGGTGAGGGTTCGGTACTTCGACCCGAGGACGGGGGAGCCGTGCGACGAGAAGCCGGAGCCGCTGGGGACCGACGGGATCGCGGAGCGCATCGCCGCCAGGGACGCGTTGGCCGAGAGGGACGGGCTGTACCGCGCCGCAGTGGACGAGGCGGCGGCCGTTCGGGCGGCGGCTGCGGCAAGGACGGCGAGGAAGGGCGGCGGGAGGCCGAGGCCCGTGGTGGTGGACGGGGTGACGCATCCGAGCGTCAACGCCGCCGCCAGGGCCATGGGGTGCGCCCCGTCGCACCTGAGCAAGAAGCTGAACGCGGGAATGCGCGAGCACATGGGACGCAGCGTCAGATACGAGGAGGAGAGATGAACGATAGCATCGAGCGCATCCGGGAGGATGCGGAGAAGCACTACTCAGACTACTGGGGATGCGACGGGCGCAGGTGCGACGAATGCCGGGCGAACGTCGTGCACGAAGACTGCGTGACTGCGAAGTACATCGACCTGCTCGACCGCGCAATGAGGTTTATGGACGAGCGCCAGCTGCCCGAGGGCGTCGAGTGGCCGCGCTTCGAGGACGGCGAGCTGGTGCGGATCGGCGACGAGGTGGAGTTCCACGATGGCGAGATCGAAAAGGTGCTTCAGGTGTTCATCGGCTGCGACGGATACACGCTGTACGGCGAGACGAAAGAGGAGTTCTCCGAATACGGCACGCCCGTTGATCGACCCGAACCCGAGGACACGCAGGAGAAGATCGACGCGGACGCCGGGAAGAGCTTCTGCGAGTACTTCGGACACGGCTCGGGAATCTGCAAAGAGGGCGGCGTGTGCGAAGCGCACGGCTCCGATGAACCGTGCAGGGCGATCATGATCCGCGACCTGCTCCGTCGCCAACGCGAGCTGTGCGAGAGGGGCGCGAGATGAGCGAGACCGTCAGAAAGACCCCGAACGGGCTGCATATAACCTACGACGACGGGCGGAACGTGCACGTGGCCGAGTTGCGGGAGTGCCCGTGGTGCGGCGGCGAGCTGGAAGGCTGCGAGCCCTACGTGCAGACGTGGGGCTTCATGGCGAATTACGACGAGGCGCGCGTGGTGTGCCCGTCGTGCGGTGTGGCTACCACGCGCGTATGGCACGAAAAGGCCACGACCGCCAAGACGGGCGGGAACGTGACGCGCGACCTTGCCGTGGAGCTTGCAGTCGCGCTTTGGAACAAGAGGAAGGGGGACGAATGAAGCCGACTGACGAAGAGCGCCGCGAGGTGGCGCGTAGGCTGCGAGACAACGCCGACGAGAGCCAGAAGTGGGTCGTGCCGTGGGCTGTTTTCAACGACGCCGACGAGCACGGGGACATCGAACTCAACAACCGTCTCGCCGACCTGATCGAGCCTGAGCGCGAGCGGACGTGCGTGGTGGAGCATCGGGGCGGCGGCGTGTTTCACCTGTCGTGCGGGCACGACAGCACCGAGCACGTCAAACCCGATTACTGCCCGACATGCGGAGCGAGGGTGGTGGAGCGATGACGCCGCCGAAGAACGTATGCCCGTGCTGCGACCGCCGAACGGAATGGGAGCGCGTCGACGTTGCGCTGACGATGCTCGACGACATGCAGAAGCAGCTCGACGAGCTGACGCGCGCGGTGCACGCGATGGCCGAGGCTATGGTCGTGATCGAGGACGCGCACAAGCTGACCAATGCCTATCCGTTCGCCAACGGAAGCCACGACGCCGAAATAGCGCACTATGCGAACGAGGGATGGAGCGACAAGGACATAGCCGAGGAGCTGGGAGCATCGGCGACCACGGTCTCGCGCCGACGCGCCGCCCTCGGCATCGAGCCTAACAACCCGAGGAGGAGATGGGGTCGGCTGGACGACGACATGCTCAAGGCCGCGTGCGAGAAATACCGGACCTGGGCCGAGGTTTCGCGCGTCATGCCCGGGCGAACGCCCGCGGCGCTCAAGAAACGAGCCTTCCAGCTGGGCGTGTCGATGAACGAGAGGGGGAAGCCGTGGGATTCCGAGAGTTTGAGGTACCTGAGCGAAAACTGGGAGAAGGGAACGCCCATCGACGAGATAGTGCGGCACCTCGGGCGCACCTATGGGGCGTGCCACAAGATGGCCAGCAAGATGGGCCTCACGGAGTCGCATGCGCGGGATGCCGTCGTCAGGGAACGCGAATCTAAGCGTTTCTGGAAGTCGAAGGGGGTGGAGCGGTGAGCGTTTTCGAGCGGATCGACTGGTTCAGCGCGTCGCTCCCGAAGATGTGCATCTACTGCGCCTACGGCTACCCCGTCGTGTTCGGCGTATTCGACTGGCTCGACGTGTTCGCATGCGGGGCGCACCTGGTCGAGAACCTCAAGAGCAAGAAGACGACGCTCGATAAGCACCGCTTCGAGAGCTCCGATCCCGACGGCCCCGCGCGTAACGTCTACATGCCGTTGGTCGGGCCGCGCGACCGATGCGACCTGTTCGCGCCGATCAGGCTCGACGGGCGCGGGGTCGGGTTCGTCAACGCGCGAAAGTTCTACCTGCTCGACAAGGCGGGCGTGTTCGACGACCAGCGCACCGAGGCGCAGAGGAAGCGGACCATGGACTGGAAGGAGGGCTGATGAATCGCAAGGTGTACGCCGTAATAGACTCGGGCGGCGAGTGGGAGGACGCGTGGGAGATCATCGTACGCGTGTTCGCTAGCGAGCGGCTAGCCCGCGAGTGCGCTAGGAAGCGCATTGAAAGAAACCGCGATATGGACGATTACGTGACGACGCGCGTCGAAGCCGTCGACTTCGTGGAGGTGGGCGAATGATCAGACGCGACCGCGAGCCGACCTTGCTCGGCCTCGGCCTGCTCGTCGGGATCGTGGTGGTCGCGGAGATCGCGGCGGGGCTGTGCTTCATATCGGCGTGCAGGGAAGTGGCGCGCATCGTTGCAGCGGCCTTGGGATGAGATGCGACAGCGGGGGTACGATCTCATAGGACGGTCCCAACCCCCCCCGAGACCGTTCCTTTCTTCTCCTGACGGGTCGCTGCGGCGGCCCGTCTTTTTTTGCGCGCCGCCCGCTTCTCCGACGCGTATGAAAAATATTGCGAAACAAAATAATATATTGACTAAAGCTGCTCTAGCCCCGGCACCGCCCCTTCGTCGATAGGAGAGAAGATGAAGTACGTTTACGAGGCGATCATAGAACCCAGCGGGAAATGGCTCGAGGCGCGTTTCCCCGACCTCGGCATCATCACGCAGGGGGAGGACATGCAGGACGCCGCCTTCATGGCGCAGGACCTGCTCGAGAACCACATCGTCATGGCTTTGCGGAAGGGCCGCGAGCTTCCCGCCCCGACCTTCGGGAACGAATGCGGCGAGAACGGCTACCGCATGGGCATAGTCGTCGAGTGCGACGAGGACACCCCGCAGGACGATTCGATGACGGTGAACGAGGCGGCAGACGTGCTCGACGTGACGCCCGCCCGAATCAGGGCGATGATAGGGAGCGGCATACTCAAGAGCCGCAAGGTCGGAAGGGTGCACGTCGTGGACGCCCAGAGCGTCATGGACAGGTTCAACGATCCCGTGCCGTCCGGGAGGCCGAGACGCGAGGCCGCGACGGTGTAGACCGTCGGGTGTGCACGCTCATGAGACGGGGTCGCGATCGCGGCCCCTTTCTTTTTGCTCGCGTAGATGTGTTATAATCATATTCGAGGAGGTGAGGCGATGTCCACCGATGCGCAGAAGAGGGCGGTCGCGAAGTACCAGAGGGAGAAGACGACCCAGATAAACCTCAAGTTCTCGCCGCACGAGCAGGATCTCCACGAATGGGTGAAGAAGCAGGGCGGCACGGCTTCGGGGTACGTTAAAGACCTGATCAGAAAAGATATGCAAGAAAGATCGTGATCATTCCTTGATATGTGTTATAATAATATCAAGGGCAAGGGAGAAAGGTTCCTAGCCATGGACGAAAGGCACGATGAAATGGGAATGACCGAGCAGCAGTTCGCGAGCTATCTCAACCAGTTGATCGGACGGTTCGAGGACGCGATGGAGATCGAGGACGACGAGAAGAGGAAGGAGAGGATCGAGAAGATAATCGACGCGATCAAGGAGGATCGCGACAGTAACATGTAGCCCACGGGGGGGCGGTGAAGCCGCCCCGCAGGCGGCGTTCGACAAGTCTGGGAGGACGTCGGACGCCGCTTTTATTTTAGCATGAGCGCGAATCGTCTTTCGATTGCGATGTCCGCGAACGATATTCAGGTTGTAATATGGTTGTAAGTATAGTATATTTACAACCATAGTTAGGAGGTGGTGAGATGGTCGTCTACCCGTCGAAGAAGCGATACGACGCCGAGAACGTTGTGCGAGTGACGGTCGCTTTCAACAGGAACACCGACCCGGAGGCGACGGAGTTCATCGAGCACAAGGAACGCCGTGGAGAGTACATACGGCAGCTTGTGCGCGACGATGTCGAGAAGAGGAAGAGAGCCGCGGAGGGCGGCGAATGACGAAAGGGGCCGTGCTGAGAACACGACCCCTGATGCGACACCCTGCTTAATGCGGAAGTTGCAGATGTCGCGTGACATGAAAGTGAGGTTTTCATGCGAGAAGATCGTACCACAAGCGAGATCATGACGTTCGAGAAAGCAGAGTTCGGCTCGATCCGCGTCAAGGAGATCGACGGCGAGCCTTGGTTCGTCGTCAAAGACGTGTGCGGGGCTTTGGGCCTCGAAAACACCACAAAAGCCATGTCGAGGCTTGATCGAGATGAGTTTACTTCAAGTAAAGTCACCGATTCCAGCGGTCGCGAACAGGAGAGCTACCTTGTCAACGAGCCAGGGCTCTACTCGCTCGTGCTATCAAGCCGCAAGCCCGAAGCCAAGGCGTTCAAACGCTGGGTAACTCACGAGGTGCTTCCCGCCATCAGGAAGACGGGCGGCTACATGGTCGTCAAGGACGAGGAGACGCCCGAGGAGACGATGGCCCGCGCCCTCCTCATCGCCAAGGACGCGCTCGACCGCAAGGAGGAGCGCATCAAGGCCCTCGAGGTCGAGGGGAGGGCGAAGGACGAGCGTATAGCTCGCATGTCGCCGATGGCCGCCTTCGCCGAGAACGTGCTTGACAGCGACGGCTCGTGCACCGTAACCGAGGCGGCGCGGCTCATGAAGCAGGTAGACCCCTCGATGGGTCAGCGCAAGCTGTTCGGGCTGCTGAGGGCCGACTCGATGATCGAGAAGCGGAGCAATATGGCGACGGCCGTGGCGGTTGAACGGGGGTATTTGTACAACTTCGTCCCAGAGCCGTACGAGGACCCGCTCACGGGCGAGAGGAAGATGCGCAAGGCGTACGCGCGGGTCACCCCGAAGGGCGTGCGCTGGATGACGTCGCGCTACTGCAGGGCGGTGGTCGCGTGACGAACGTGTACGACGCCGTATGCAGGTCGGCGGACAGGGCGCGCGGGATCGAGGAGATCGTGCTCGCGCTGATGGAGGATCCGAACTCGTTCGACAAGGCGCTGAGCGTTCTGCACGATGCGGCCGACGTGCTCGCGGGCGATCTAGAGTGCGCAAGGGCCGAGCTGATGCGCTTGTCGGTCAAGAGGGCTTCGTAGCCCCTATGCGGTTATCTGGGCGGGGTCGCGATTGCGGCCCCGTTTCCTTTTCCTGCGACCCCCGTTCGACAATTGAACGGTCGGAAGGAGATAGCATGAAGGAGCAGCCTCTAATCGAGGTGACCGAGGTGCCCGTGGGCGACCTCGTGCCTTACGCGCGGAACGCGAAGATACACACGAACGAGCAGGTCGACCAGATCGTCAAGAGCATCGATGAGTTCGGCTTCAACGACCCGATAGGGGTCTGGGAGGACGCCGAGGGGGAGCTGGAGATCGTCGAGGGGCACGGACGAGTGCTCGCGGCCAAGAAGCTGGGGCTCGACGTGGTGCCCGTGATCTACCTCAACCACCTGTCGGACGAGCAGAGACGTGCGTACGCCCTGGCGCACAACAAGATCAACATGAACACGGGCTGGGCCTTCTCGGCGCTCGACGCCGAGCTCGAGGAGCTCTCGGCGTTCGACATGGAGGCGTTCGGCTTCGAGCTGATGCCCGAGTTCGACGCGATAGGCGACCTCATGGAGAACGACTTCGCGATCGCGTCGCCGAAGGACGACGCGGAGACGTTCAACGTCACGTTCACCTTCCCCGCATCCGAGCGCGGCTCGGTGGCCGATTACCTGAAGGGCTTCGGGAAGGGGAACGTCGTTGAGCGGATCGTCGAGGAGGCCCGCGCGTGGGCATAGCATGCGGGAGCCAGGTCGTGCTTTGCGAGTATCCCATCAGGCTCGACACGTACAGGGGCTGCTCGCACGGGTGCAGGTACTGCTTCGCCCAGAGCAAGACCGACATCAGCGTCGTGAAGCCCGACAACTGCGTGGAGGCCCTCAGGCGCTTCGTGTCGGGCGCGCGCACGGCCCAGACGAACTGGTGCGACTGTGACATACCGCTTCACTGGGGGGGGCTGTCCGATCCGTTCCAGCCCGCCGAGCGCGGAATCGGCGTGAGCCTGAGGGCGCTCGAGGTATTCGCCGAGACGGGGTACCCGTTCATCGTGAGCACGAAGGGGCGCCTCGTCGCAGAGGAGCCGTACCTCTCGCTTCTGGGGAGGTGCAACGCCGTCGTACAGGTGAGCATGGTGTGCTCGTCGTACGACAGGATGGAGCCGGGCGCGCCGACGTTCGAGGAGCGCCTCGGGATGGTCGGGAGGCTCGCGGGGCGCGTGCGCCGCGTCGTCGTCAGGGCGCAGCCGTACATAACGAGCGTGCGCGACGAGTTCATCGGGAACCTCGGCAGGATCGCGGAGGCGGGCGCGTGGGGGGTCACCCTCGAGGGGATGAAGTTCAAGGACGCAAAGCCCGGGCTCGTCAAGGTGCGCGGGGACTACTGCTACGACGACGAGACGCTGAGGATGCACTACGAGCGCATAAAGCGCGAGTGCGGGCGCGTCGGGCTGCACTTCCTCTGCGCTGAGAACAGGCTGAGGGGGATCGGGGAGTCGACGGCGTGCTGCGGCTGCGGCGGCATCGAGGGCTTCGAGGGCAACGCCTACAACGTCGTGAGCAACGCGGACGGCCGCCGCCTCCCGACGGAGCGCATGCGGCAGGCGGGCACGGCCTCGTGCTTCAAGGCCGTCCACCAGTACGCGGGCTCGTCGCGCGTCCTCGCGGGCAGGAGCTTCGCCGAGCAGATGCGGATCGAGGCCGAGGGCTTCTTCGACGAGCCCAAGTCGCATACGGAGGAGGAGGTCTTCGCCTTCACGGGCTGGCTGCGCTCGACGGGGGTCAAGGCGCGCGAGCTCAACGAGCTCACGGGCACGCAGATGGGCTCGCACTGGCTCTGCACGACGCCCGGCGGGCAGGCCTCGGTTCCCACGCCCGAGATGTTCGATAGGATGATGAGGTCCCCGAAGCTCGCCGACGTGCCGGGCTTCATCCTCAACATCGTCTACTAAAGCCCCTGAGCAGGGGCTTTTCCTTTTCGTGGGACAGCCTGACGATAATCTTCGACATGGGAAAGCCTAAATGCACAACCGAAGCGATAAGGGACGCCGCCAAGCTGAAGTCGAACGGCGCGACGAACCGCGACATAGCGGCGTACCTCGGCGTGCACGAGGCGACGTTCTACCGATGGCTCAACAAGCCGACGACCGACAACCAGCGCGAGTTAGGCAAGGCATTAAAGAAGGTCGAGGCGAAGTACAAGGCCGCGCTGAGGTCGAGGATCATCGAGGCGTCGGGCGAGAAGTGGCAGGCGGCGGCCTGGATGCTCGAGCGGCAGTACCCCGACGAGTACGGAAGGGTCGAGAGGTCGAAGCCCGAGGACGCGTCGTCGGACGCGGTGGACGAGTTCCTGAAGGCGTGGCGGGATGGTTAGGCCCAGCGCGAAGCAGAGGACGCTCGCGCACTGGTGGCACCGTCCTTCGACGCGGGGGATGGACGGCGTGATAGCCGAGGGCGCGATCAGGTCGGGCAAGACGCACGCGATGATCGTGGGGTTCCTGACGTGGAGCCGCAGCAGCTTCAGGGGGGCGGACTTCATCGTGGCGGGCAGGTCGATGGGGTCGCTGAAGCGCAACGTCGTATCACCGATGCTCGACATGCTGAAGGCGATGGGGTGGGCGTACGCGTACAACCGCTCGGAGGGCGTTATCGAGGTCGGGGGCAACAGGTACCACCTGTTCGGCGCGAGCAACGAGAAATCTCAGGACGTGCTGCAGGGCATGACGGCGGCGGGGTGCCTCGCCGACGAGGTCGCGCTTTTCCCGAGGTCCTTCGTCGACCAGATGGTCGCTCGCTGCTCGGTCGAGGGGTCGAAGCTGTGGTTCAACTGCAACCCGTCGTTCCCGTCGCACTTCTTCAAGACGGAGTGGATCGACCGCGCCGACGAGCTGAACCTCCTGCACCTGCACTTCACGATGGACGACAACCCCTCGCTGTCCGAGAGCATCAGGACGAGGTACGAGCGCATGTACACGGGCGTGTTCCGCTCGCGCTACATCCTCGGGCTGTGGACGAGGGCCGAGGGTCTGGTGTACCCCGATCACGAGAAGGCGTTGGAGGACCGCTGGACGGGCAAGCCGCGCAGGTGGGCGGTGTCCGTCGACTACGGCACGCAGAACCCCTTCGCGGCGCTCCTGTGGGCCTTCGACGGGCATGTGTGGCACCTGGTGGACGAATGGAGCTGGAGCGGGCGCGAGAAGGGCGTGCAGAAGACCGACTCCGCCTACGCCGAAGAGATCGAGCGGATGCTGAGGGGGAAGCCCGAGGGCACGCCCGTCATCGTCGACCCGTCGGCGGCGTCGTTCATCGCCGAGCTGAGGGGGCGGGGCGTGAAGGTGCGCAAGGCCCGCAACGACGTCTTGGACGGCATACGCGAGACGGCCACGTGCCTCGAATCGGGCGCGGTGAGGGTGTGGAGGGGCTGCGAGCGCACCGTGTCGGAGTTCGGGGCGTACTCGTGGGGAGAGGGGGACGCGCCGATCAAGGAGGACGACCACGCTATGGACGCGATGAGGTACCTCGTCGCCACGCTGAGGCTGGCGAAGCGCGTCGAGGAGGGCTACGAGCCCAAGATCGAGAGGAGGCCCGCAAGATGGCATCGCTGATAACGTACGACGAGGTGCCCGAGACCGGCAAGGAGCTGTTCGTCGCCGCCGCCGTCGAGCGGCACAGGGGCGGGGAGCTTTACCGCACGGCCCTGAGCGCCGACAGGTACCTGAGACAGCGTAACGAGACGGTCGAGGAGTTCGTCAAGATCATCTTCTCGGAGGACGGCCATGCCTTCGAGGATCCTACCGCCTCGCGGCTGAGGATCAAGTCGAACTTCTTCAAGCGGCTCAACGTGCAGCGGGCGATGTACTCGCTGGGGAACGGCGTGACCTTCTCCGAGGAGGGCGTCAAGGAGAAGCTGGGGCCGAGGTTCGACGACGACCTGATCGAGATCGGGGTCGACTCGCTGACTCACGGCGTGTGCTTCGCGTTCTGGAACCTGGATCGCGTCGAGGTGTTCCCCGTCACTGAGTTCGCGCCGATCTGGGACGCGTCGACGGGGGCGCTGAGGGCGGGGGTGAGGTTCTGGCGCGTCGCCCACGACAAGCCGCTGAACGCGGTCCTGTACGAGGAGGACGGCTACACGGGTTATGCCGAGGTCGACGGCGTCATGACCGAGACCGAGGAGAAGAGCCCGTACAAGGTGGTCTACGAGGAGACGGCGGTCGACGGCCTGGTGCGGGTGTCGGGCGAGAACTACACGAGGTTTCCGATCGTCCCCGTGTGGGGGTCCGACGCGCGCCAATCGACCCTGGTCGGGATGCGCGGCGCGATCGACGCGTACGACCTGATCAAGAGCGGCCTGGCGAACGACGTGCAGGACTGCGCCCAGATCTACTGGATCGTCGAGAACGCGGGAGGGATGCAGGACGCCGACCTCGCGCGGTTCCGCGACAGGCTGAAGTTCACGCACATCGCGAACGTCGACAGCGAGGACGGAGGCGCGGCGACGCCCTACGCGCAGGAGGTCCCGTACCAGTCGCGCGCGGCGGTCCTGAAGCAGATCAGGGACGACCTGTTCGAGGACTTCGGGGCGCTGGACGTGCACGCGGTGGCGGCGGGGGCGACCAACGACCACATCGACGCGGCGTACCAGCCCGTCGACGCGGAGGCGGCGGAGTTCGAGCGCCACATGCGCACGGCCGTCATGGACCTGCTCGAGCTGCAGGGGATCGTGGCCGAGCCGATCTTCACGCGCGGCAAGGTTTCGAACGTGCGCGAGCAGGTCGAGGTCGTGGCGCTCGAGTCGCAATGGCTCGACCGCCGCACGATACTGAGGAAGCTCCCGAACATCGCCCCGTCGGAGGTCGACGCGATCCTCGACGCGGTGGACGGCGAGGAAGCGTCCGTCTTCGGCGGTGAGTGATGGACGCCGCGCACGAGGCCGCGGACGACGCTCTGGACGCATTCTCCGAGCGCGTCAGGGCGATCTACTCGCAGGCGTACGGGGAGGCGGCGGCGCTGCTCGAGAAGCACCTCGAGGGTTACGCCGAGGGCGTCGAGGATATGCGGGGCAGGGTCGAGCGGGGGGAGATGACCGATGACGAGTTCAGGAGATGGAGGACGGGGAAGGCGCTCGAGGGGTCGAGGTTCCAGGCGCTCTGCGGGCAGATGGCCGAGTGCGTCGCGCATGCCGACGAGCTCGCGCGGGAGGTCGTCGGCGGGACGCTGCCCGACGTGTACGCCGAGAACGTCCTGTTCGCCGCGTACTCGATCGAGTCGCAGGCGGGGAGGCTCTTTACGGCGGTGAGCGCCGACGCCCTGCAATCGCTGCTGAGGGGCGACGACCTCCTGCCCCCGCTGAAGGATGCGACGACGTGGGCGCGGCGGCACGTGTCGCAGGCCGTGACGCAGGGGGTCCTCCTGGGCGAGTCCGTCCCGCGAATATCGAAGAGGCTCGAGGACGCCGTGGACATGAGCAGGCGGGCGGCGGTGAGGACGGCGCGCACGGCCGTCACGTCGGCTGAGAACGCGGGTCGCAAGGCAGCGTGCGACAGGGCGGTTTCGATGGGCGCGAGGGTGACGCGCAGGTGGATGGCGACGCTCGACGGGAGGACGCGGGACAGCCACAGGGCGCTCGACGGCGAGCGGGTCGGCGAGGACGGGAAGTTCTCGAACGGGCTGAGGTTCCCAGGAGACCCCACGGGACGCCCCGAGGAGTTCTACAACTGCCGCTGCACCACGGTGCCCGAGGTTCGTGGGCACGACGTGTTCGGCGACAGGTGGGAGAGGCTGCCCGAGGGCACGACCTACGAGGAGTGGAAGCGGGGAGTTGTAGAGCGGACGGAGGCGGGGGCGGTTCGCGGTGCTCTGAACGATAAAAACGATCCCGACATGAGGAAGAGGGACGCTCATGCGAAGGCTTACTACGAGGGAGTGAGGAAACGCGATCCCGAAGCCGAGATAGCGGCGATCGTCAAGTCGAGCGGGGTCGACGAGGACACGGTTAGGACAGCCAGAGATCATGTATTCATGTTGAAGCACGACCTCGAAAAAGGTTATGCGTACTTCGATCCCGATTACGACATTGCGCAATCGTGGCAGAGGTTGACGTCGGGGGTTGGAGTGCTTCCTCACGACATCACTCTGATCAGACACGAAGCCTACGAAGCTGCTCTGATGAGCGAGGGCGTGCCGTATTCGGAGGCTCATGACGCTACGCAGTTGGTTTATAATTACGCGAAGGAGCTCAAGGAGTGGATCAGAGGGGGCGATGATGGTTTACGTTAGCGTCGAGGAGTTCGACGGGACCGTGGCGACGGCATCTTACGCGCCCGATAGATCCGACGCCCCCAGAGGGCTGATCAAGCTCAACCTCGAGACCGGCGAACGAACCGTCGTCGAGAGGTCGCTCGAAGACGACATGCCGCTATCGTGGTACGTCTTGCACGCGTTTCGCGCGCTCGAAGACATGCTGTCCTCATCGCCCGTTAAGACCGAGGGGTGCTCCTGCTGGTACTGATGGAGAAGTCGAAGGCGAGCATGGAGCTTGAGGAGTTCGCGAGGAACGTCGACGGCACGCACGATGACTTCGTGAGGTTCATGGGGCAGGTTCCGCAGATCGACGGCGTGGATGAGAAGCTCGCCGAGTTCATCAGGGTGAACCCAGACGCGAGCCATGATGACGTGCTTTTCCGATACTGCGAGCTGGCGATACTCGGGCGGGATTAGCCAGCGCCGAGGGGTGCGACACCTGACATAGAATGATCGAGAGCCGACGGGATGGCACCCCCGTCGGCTTTTCTTTTGCCTGCGACCGCCGCCTTACCATCAGAAGAAAAAACCCGAAAGGGGGCGGCATGAGCGAGGCTGAAGAGCAGCGGGCGGTCGTCGAGTGGTGCGACCTGCGTAAGGTTCCGATCTTCCATATCCCCAACGGCGGCTTCCGCAACGGGCGCGAGGCCGCGAACCTGAAGCGCCAGGGCGTGAGGGCGGGCGTGCCCGACCTGTGCGTTCCCGTCGCGAGGGGCGGGTTCCACTCGCTGTACATCGAGATGAAGGCCGACGGCGGAAGGGTCTCCGAGAAGCAGGCCGAGTGGCTGAAGCTGCTGAGGGATCAGGGGATGTGCGCGTACGTGTGCTACGGGGCGGGGAACGCCGTCGAGCTGATAGAGCGGTACATGGACGGGAGGATCACGGCATGACGGGGGCTTACGACGGGCTTTCGGCAGACGACTTCGCCGACGTGCTCGAGGTGAGGGTGAACAACGTCGAGGAGTTCAAGAAGGCTTATAACGATGCGATCGCGAACGCCCTCGCCGAGATCGGCATGACGGCGGAGGGGTACGCGAAGGCGAGGTGCCCCGTCGACACGGGGCGGCTCAGGAACTCGATCGTCAACGTCGTGAGGGGGACGGACGTGTACGTTGGGACGAACGTCGAGTACGCCCCGCACGTCGAGTTCGGCGCGAGGGGTAGGAAGGGGGCGCTCATGCTCACGAAGGCGGCGACGGGACATGCCGACGAGTACCTGGGCATCGTGAGGGAGAACCTTGCGAACGGTTGATGCGACCCCCGTCGGACAATCGTATGGCGGCGAGGGAACGCCGATTCAATGAAAGAAGCAGCCCGCAGGGGATCGCGGGCGAATCCGAGGAAATGGAGCGAAGCGAATGTCGTTGACGCGAAAGCTGCTCAGATCAATGGGCATCGAGGACGAGAAGGTCGACCAGATCATCGAGGCGCACACCGAGGTCACGGACGCCCTGAAGAAGGAGCTCGCCGAGGCCGAGGGTTGGAAGACCAAGCACGATGAGGTGGCTGCGGAGCTCGACAAGGCTCGCGGCGGAGAGGACTGGAAGGCCAGGTACGAGTCCGAGCGCGACGGGTTCGAGGAGTACAAGCGCAAGGTCGAGGCCGAGAAGGCCGAGGGGCTGGCGAAGGCCCTGCTCACCGAGCAGCTCGAGGAACTGGGCATCACGGGGAGCCGCGCCAAGACGATCGTGAAGACCATGGACGCCTCTTCCGTCGAGGTCGAGGACGGGAAGCTGAAGGACTCCGAGAAGGTCAAGGCTGACCTGATCGAGAACTGGGGCGACCTGATCCCGAAGACGAAGATCGAGGGCGCGAAGGTCGACACGCCCCCCGCGAACGGCGGCGGGGCCAAGACGCGCAAGGAGATCATGGAGATCAAGGACGCGAGCGAGCGTCAGGCCGCGTGGGCCGAGCTCATCGCGTCGGAAAGCGAGTAACGCATGGTTGCAAAGGCAAACCTCATCGATAAGGCCGCTATCACCGCGAAGGCGCGAGAGGTCGACTTCGTGTCGATGTTCTCCCGCGACTGGGAGCACCTGCAGAACGTTCTCGGCATCAGCCGGCCGATTCGAAAGGCGCCCGGAACCAAGCTGAAGATCAAGACCGTCACGGGGACGTTGCAGAGCGGTACAGTGAACGAGGGCGAGGACATTCCCTACTCCAAGTTCTCGATCAGCGAGAAGGACGCTGGCGAGATCGCGATCGAGAAGTACGCGAAGGCCGTTTCGGTCGAGGCGATCGCCGAGTACGGATACGACGTCGCCGTGCAGATGACCGATGACGAGTTCCGCGCCGAGCTGACCGACAAGGTGGCTGACAAGTTCTACAAGTTCGCCAACACAGGGACGATCACGGGCGAGGAGAAGACCTGGCAGATGGCGCTCGCGATGGCGCGCGGCAAGGTGGTGAACCAGTTCAAGAAGATCCACCGCCGCGCGATGGGCGTCGTCGCGTTCGTGAACACCCTCGACGTGTACGAGTACATGGGCTCGCACGAGGTGACGATCCAGAGCGAGTTCGGCTTCGAGTACGTCAAGAACTTCCTCGGCTACGACACGGTGTTCCTCCTCGGCGACGACGAGGTGAAGAAGGGCCGCGTCATCGCGACTCCGATGAACAACCTCTGCCTCTACTACGTAGACCCCTCCGACAGCGACTTCGTCCGAGCGGGTCTCGACTACACCACGGCCGGCGAGACGAATCTGATCGGCTACCACGTTCAGGGCAACTACAACACGGCCGTGTCCGAGTGCTTCGCGCTGATGGGCATGGTCCTGTTCGCCGAGTTCCTCGACGCCATCGCCGTCCTCGACGTGAAGGCGGCGGACGTGGCGGCGGCCTACTCCGCAGCGCCCGCCAAGGCCCTCAGCGCGATGACGAAGGACGAGCTGGTCGCGTACGCCGAGGAAAACGGCATCGTGGTCGACCCCGAGGCCACGAAGGACGCCATCTACCAGACGATCAAGGACGCCGAGTAATGCTCGAGGAGGTCCTGCGGGCCGCCAACAACTGGTTCGAGGTTCTGCGCGTGAGCGGGTCCTTCGAGGTTCGCGACGGCACGCTCGACCTCCCGTTCGTCCGCGACGGGCAGTGGTACCGGATCGAGGGCTCCGTCTTCAACGACGGCCTGCACAGGTACCCGTCGACCGACCTCGCGGACGAGTCGTTCACGGGCCGCGTGTCCGCTCTCGCGGTCCCGAAGGCGGTTGAGGACCTTGCAGCCGACATCGACGCGTGGAGCAAGGAGAACAATCACAGAACGCCTTACAAGAGCGAGAGCTTCGGCGATTACTCGTACACGGCCAACGGGGATTCGTCGTGGAGGAAGGCGTTCAGCGGCGAGCTTCGGAGATGGAGGAAGATCGGATGATCTGGCGCGAGCAGATGGAGGAGTTCGAGCGCCTCGCGCCCGCCGACGTCGAGGACGGCGAGGGCGGGTTCGTTCCCGCCTGGGGTCCCATCGACGTCGTGATGTGCGCGTTCTCGCGCACGACGGCGGGCGAGTCGTCGGAGGGGGCTTCCGAAAGGCCGCTGGACAGGGCGTCGGCGGTCACGGACAAGCCCGTGCTCTACGGCGACGTGCTGCGCCGCAAGAGCGACGGAGAGACCTTCAGGTGCGTCGGCGGCGGGTTCGCGGGGAGCGAGGCCCCGTCGTGCGCGACGTTCTCGTTCTGCAGATGCGAGCTAGAGCGTTGGGAGGTCCCCGATGCAGACTAAAGCGGCGGCCGTTCACGGATTCATGTCGCGGTTCGGAATGACCGCGTACGCTTCTGGAGCGGTGCCTGACTCGGCGAGCTATCCCTACATCGAGTACGACGTCGCCGAAGGCTCCTTCGGCGAGAAATGCTCCGCATCGATGCGGATATGGTTCAAGACCCGCTCCGAGAAGATCCCGAACGCGAAGGTCGACGAGATCGCGAAGACGGTCACGAGGGGCGGCGTTGTGCTTCCGTGCGACGGCGGGGCGATCTGGATAAAGCGCGGATCGCCCTTCGCGCAGGCCGCTGCCGGAGACGAGCCGCTTGTGAAGATGCGCCTCGTCAACCTCGAAGTAGAGTACATCACTGATATTTAGGAGGACGAATGCCCAAGTTCACGCAGCTTCCCGCTGATACGTTCAAGCAGCTGCAGCTCAACGCTGGCGTGCTGATGAAGAATTTCGACGCGACAAGCGGGACGATCACGCCTACCGACTTGCTCGGAGCGACCTCGGGCGGCGTCAAGTTCGCCGCAACGCCGTCCTACGTCGACTTCGGCGAGGACATCGACAACTGCCCGAAGAACACGAAGGAGCTGAAGCGGCTCGAGTCGTACGAGGTCGTCATGTCGGGATCGTTCGTCGCGCTCACGCCCGCGTCGGCGAAGAGCCTCGCGGGAGCGGCGGACGTCGCGAGCGACGATCCGACGAAGGTCGTGCCGCGAAACGATCTCAAGAACACTGACTTCGAGGATCTGTGGTGGGTCGGGGACTACGGCGACGTCGACGGAGGCTACATCGCGATCCACATGACAAACTCGCTGTCGACGGGCGGTTTCTCGCTGCAGACGACCGACAAGGAGAAGGGCAAGTTCGATTTCGAGTACACGGCGCACTACTCGATGGCGGATATGTCAAAGGTGCCGTTCGAGATCTTCGTCAAGGCGGGCGGTGAGTGATGAAGCTGTCCGAGATCAAGGGCGAGCGATGCCTCGACGTCATCGCGGACCTCATCGAGCCGATCGCGAACATCGCGGCCGACCCCGAGGCATCCCGCCTCTTCAAGCCCGAGAAGACGCCCGAGGGGATGACCGCCGCCGAGTTCGCCTCACGCAAGGCCAGGGAGTGCGCGCCCGCGCTGCTGAAGGGGCACAAGGAGGACGTCATCGCCATCCTCGCGGCCCTCGAAGGAGTTTCGCCGGAGGAGTACGCCGAGGGGCTCGACATGCTGAAGCTCGTCGGCGGGCTGGTCGAGCTGCTGTCAGATGAGGCGCTGCTGGCTTTTTTATCGTAGTCAAGGAGGGCGAGGGCGTCGCGTCGCTGTGCCTGGGCGACTACAGGGGCCCGCGCAGGGCCGACGCCTTCGTCGCGTACTGCGTCGCGAGGATGCGCAGGGAGGCCGACGAGGCGGCGTTCCGCGAGTACCTGACGCGCAGCGTCACGCTGGCCGTCGAGGGGAAGGTCATGAGCAAGGGGCTGCACGAGGTCATCAGGCCGCATGCGGAGGACGGTAGAACCGCCGAGCAGATAGCGGCGGATGTCATATGTGGTGCCGGTTTGGAGATCATCGAGGAATGAACCTGCTCGATCTGATGATAAAGATCGGGGTCGAGGACGAGACCGCCGGCAAGGTCGAGAAGATCGCCGGAAGCGTCAAGGGAACGCTCGGCTCCGCAGCCGCCGCAGGGGCGAAGGCCGTCGCGGCGGCTGCCGCCGCCGTGGCGACGGGGACGGCGGCGCTCGGGGGGAAGGCGCTCGAGGCGTACGCGTCCTGGGAGCAGCTGACAGGCGGCGTCGAGACCCTGTTCGGCGAGGCGTCGGGGCAGCTGATGGCCTACGCGAACGGAGCCTACGCAACGGCGGGCGTGTCCGCGAACGCCTACATGGAGCAGGCGACGAGCTTCGCCGCGTCCCTCGTCTCGTCGCTGGGCGGCGACACCAATGCGGCCGTCGAGTACGCGAACACGGCGATCACGGACATGTCCGACAACGCCAACAAGATGGGCACGGACATAGGGTCGCTGCAGTTCGCCTACCAGGGCTTCGCCAAGCAGAACTACACGATGCTCGACAACCTCAAGCTCGGGTACGGAGGAACCAAGGAGGAGATGGAGCGCCTCATCGCCGACGCGAACGGGGTGAAGGCGGCGAACGGCGAGATGGCCGACCTGTCGATCGACTCGTTCGCGGACGTGGTCGAGGCGATCCACATCATGCAGGGCGAGATGGGGATCGCGGGGACCACCGCCGAGGAGGCCTCAACGACGATCGAGGGATCCGTCAACGCGATGAAGTCGGCGTGGGAGAACTGGCTCGCGGCCCTGGGCAACCCCGACGCGGACATGGACGCGCTGACGCAGGAGCTGCTCACGTGCGTCGAGAACGTGATAACGAACGTCGCGCCGAGGGTCGCCGAGATAGCGGGAAAAGTGGTCGATGAGCTGCCGTCGCTGGTCTCGAAGGTCTCGGAGCAGCTGGGGCCGATGGTCACCGAGGCGCTGGCGGGCGCGTGGAACACGGCGGTCGAGGCGATCAAGGGGATCGGCATCGAGCTTCCGAGCATCGACTCGCAGGACGTGAAGGACGCCATCGACGGACTGGCCGGGGCTATCGACACGCTGAAGGACAACGCGGACTGGCTGGTGCCGTCGATAGGCGGTGCCATAGGGGCCATAGCGGGCTTCCAGATCGCATCGAGCATGAGCGCGATCATAGAGACCCTGAGGGTAGCCATAACGGCGTGGAAGGCCGCGAACGAGGGGCTGACCATATCGCAGATACTCCTCAACGCCGCGATGAACGCGAACCCGCTGATGATCGTCGCGATGGTGATAGGCGCTGTCGTGATGGCCCTCGTGACGCTGTGGATGACGAACGAGGACTTCAGGAACGCGGTATGCGAGGCCTGGGAGTGGATCAAGCAGACCGCCGAGGAGGTGTTCGGCAAGGTCGTCGAGTTCTTCACGGTGACGATACCGGAGGCGATCGACCAGCTCGTCGCATGGTTCCAGCAGCTGCCCGAGAACATCGCGATCGCCCTGCAGCAGATGCTCTCCGACGTGTCGGCGTGGGCGACGGGGGTCGCGCAGGACGCGTGGAACGCGGGGTCGCAGTTCGTGCAGAACGTCGGCTCGTTCCTGACGGGGCTTCCCGGCTCGGTGGCGGGATGGCTCTCTGGGATCATCAGCTCGGTCGCGACGTGGGTGTCGGAGATGGCGACGGGGGCTTGGAACGCGGCGACGGAGTTCGGGTCGAGCCTCATGGACGGCCTCGCGTCGCTTCCCGGCAAGGTCGCCGAGATCGGCGGGCAGATCATCCAGGGCATAGCCGACGGCATCACGGGGGCCGCGTCGTCGGTCGTGAGCGCCATCGGCGACGCCGTGGGCGGAGCCATCGACTGGGCGAAGCAGCTGCTGGGGATCGCGTCGCCGTCGAAGGTGTTCAGGAAGTTCGGAGAGTACTCGATGGAGGGAATGAGCCTCGGCATCGCCGGCGCGTCGTCCCTCCCCGTGAGGGCCATGCGGGATGCCGTGGCGGACGTCGAGGGCGCTGCGGTGCTGAGGACGTCCGCGGCGTCGAGCGGAGGCTCGGGGCGGCAGGGCGATTCGGTGGTCGGGTGGCTCGAGTCGAACCTTCCAAGGATCATCGCGAGGAGCACCCCCGTGATGGGCATGGACGAGATAGGGAGGATCGTGAGGAGCGAGGTCAGATATGCTTGATGAGATCAAGTACGAAGCCGGTGCGTCCATCGGCGTGTACGACCTCAACGGATCTAACGTCGTATCAGGATCGCCGGATGCCCTCAGGGAGTCGTCGTGGTCGTACGACCTGGGGGCGACGGGCGTCGAGGGCGCGTCGCGCGAGCCGACGGAGGTCAAGATAGCCTGCGTGATGCTCGACGGGGACTACGCCCCGCTGAGGAGAGCGGCCGATCGCGACATCGCCCTCGGGGCATCTGGCCGCCTGCACGTTAACGGCGTTTTCAAGCGCGCCAACCTAACGGGCTGGAGCAGGAGGTCTGCGGCCGGGGGAGCTGCGCTGTACACCGTCACCGCCGCGCTGCAGGGCGGATGCTGGATGCGCGAGCGCAGGGTGGAGTTCGAACCCACCGCTTCGGCTGCGTCGTCGGCTCTCGACCTCCCCTACGACCTGCCCCATGACCTCGCCGCGCCGCCCGCGAGGACCTGGATAGAAGGCTGCGAATGGTGCAGATGCATGATCGGGTTCGTCGTGTACGGCCCCTGCTCCAACCCTCGCATAACGATAGGCGGGAACGTCTACAGGGTTGATGTGTCGGTGCCCGACGGAGGGTACCTGACGATAGACCCGCTATCTAGGACCGTTGCGTTAACCGATTCGCGCGGGGGCGTTGTGAACGCCTTCGGCGATGCCTCGAGGGGCTACGGTGAGGGTTCGGGCGAGTACGTCTTCGAGCGTCTTCCCGAGGGCGTCTCAGAGGTAAGCTGGAGCAATTCGTTCAGCTTCACGGCGATAGTTTACGAGGAGGAGGCGATGCCGCCATGCGAGATGCGATGATCGTCATGGCGAGGCCGGACGGGCGAGATGAGCGCATGACGTCATCCTGCGCGCTGTCGCTTGCCTACGGCTCTGACGAGAACAGCTTCAAACTCGAGACGTCTCCGCGCGAGGCCCCCTCCGAGGGCTGGCGCGTGTACGTAGACGGAACCCCGTGGGGAGGCATCGTCGACAAGGTGAAGGCGTCAAAGGGGAGAGACGGCTCGCCGCGCGTCGTGTGCTCGGGTCGTACATGGCAGGGCATCCTCGCAGGACGCCGTCTTACGCCGAGGGCCGGGTCCGCCCGCCTTGGGGCGCACGGCGAGGCTGGCGAGGCGCTGGCGTCACTTGTGGCCGATCTGGGCTTAGACGGTCTCTTCGAGGTGGAGAGATCGCCCGATCCCGTGTCGTACGAGTTCGAGCGTTTCACCGACGCTTACAGCGGCATCAGGGAGATGCTCGCGAGCAGCGGTCTTAAGCTCGTGCTCAAGAGCGTGCAGGGCCGCGTCCTCATGAGGGCCGATAAAGTCGAGGCGATAGAGGTTGACGGGAGCAGGATCGGCGTTGAGGTCGAGCGGGTGCATCGCTGCGTCAACCATCTCGTGTGCGCAGGGACTGGAGAGCTGGAAGACAGGATCGTGATAGACCTGTACGCCGACGCGGAGGGCAACGTCAGCGAGACGCAGAGCCTGTTCGGCGTCGATGAGATAGAGGCGTATTACGACTACAACAACGCCGACGAAGCCGAGCTCAGGGACAGCGGAGCCGAAAAGCTCAAGGGCATGCAGTCTCATGGAGCCGTATCGGTACGATTCCCCGACGGCATCGAGGCAGAGGTCGGAGACGTACTGAGCGGGATCGATGACGCGCTCGGGGTGTCGGCTGCCGCGCCCGTCGTCAAGAAGGTTGTCAAGATCGAGCGCGGTATCGTATCGGTGTCTTGCGAGGCGGGGTGCGAGAACGCGGTGAGCACGTCGAACAGCACCATCACGGGGACGGCGGAGACATCGGGCGCGGTGTCTTACGTCGCAGGCGACGGCATCACCATCTCAGGCGGCAGGATCAGCGCCGACGTGACGCAGGCCGACCTCGACGCGGTGGGCGCGACGGCGGACGACGCGCGGAAGACCGCGAGCGACGCGCAGGCGGCGGCGGGCAGGGCGCAGCAAACAGCCGACGGGAAGGCCGAGAAGGCGCACAAGCACTCCAAGGCCGACGTGACGGACTTTCCCGAATCAATGCCCGCATCGGACGTGAGCGCGTGGGCCAAGGCCCCGACGAAGCCGACGTACACCGCCGCCGAGGTCGGGGCGGCTCCGAAGTCCCATCGCCACGCCTGGGGCGAGGTGACGGGCAAGCCGACGGAGTACCCGCCC